CCCCAGTTGTCGAGGGCCCAATCGACCGCATTGAGCGGCGTGCCGGGCACAGACGTCGGCGCGGTGCCGGTCCCGTAGCCGCCAAGGCCATAGCCGCCGATGCCATAACCAGTCCCCGCCGGGAGCGGGCCGCGCCCGTTGTAGTAAAAGTAATTTGCTTGGCCGGAATTTTCTGAGGCTGAAAACGGGCCAGAGATAGTTCCAGCAACAGTTTGCGCGCCCGTCGTCGCAGATGCGAAAGAAACGCTGCCTGCCGACGAAGCCGTCACCGTATGGGTGCCATTGTACCCGGCGGGCGTCATGCCAGCGATGACGATCGTGGAGCCCACCGTGAAGGTGACCGAAAGCGTGTGCGTGATGGTGGCCGTTGCGCCCGTCCCGGATGCGCCTGTCGTTGCGATCGTGCCCGCCGCCGTGTTCGCCGAAATGACAAATGTATTGGCGGTCAGCACGCTTGTGATGATGTAGTTGCCGTAGAGCGTGATGCCGCCGAACGACGTTGCGATCAGGATTGGGAATGTTTCGCCAGCAAGGAAGCCGTGGTTCGCAAGCGTCACGGTGATGAAGTCGGACCCGCTTGTCGCCGTGAACCTTGGGACAGCGCCGCCCGTCACGCTCGACGTTGCGTATGCGGGTTCGCCAAGCCTGTTGAATGTGGCGATGTTGTAGGTGTTCGCCCCAAGTGGGACGCATGGATATTGACCAAACAGGATCAGGCCTCCGACGCTGATCTGAGTCCTGATGTAGACGGTGTCATAGGCGTCAGCATTTCGACCAGTGTCTGTGATCGTGACGATGTTGCTGCCAGCGACCGTTGTGACGCTGACGGCGACATTGACGTTCGTGATCTCAGGCGTGATGTCTGTCACGCCGCCGTTCTGGATAACAGTCAGCGCAGCCCCGCCGCCAGCCGGGATGCCTTCAGCGCCAGCAGCGAGATATGAGTTCCCGTTTGTGTCTTCCCACGCCCAAAGCGCCCGGATGATCGAGCTGAGAGCGTTTGGGAAATAGCGCGTCCACCCGCCAAGTTTTTGCACCAGACCGCCGAGCGTTCTGTCCGGGATGAAACGGACAAGCTGGCTGTTCGATATGGCGGCCTCGTTGAGCGCCTCCGTCTTGTTGGTGTCGACGCCCGGAATGATGCGAAAAGAGCTATGTGGCATGCCTTACCGCCCCGGCGTTGCAACGGGAGCGGGCCCTTGGGAGGACCACGCAGACGCTTCGTATTTCTTGCGCGCTTCCTCGACCACCGCGCCTTTCAGAAGGGTTTGATACTGCGACTCGTAAGTCACCGCCATCTGGGGGTCGTCCGCGATCTTGCCAAAATTGCGCTGGAAGCCGCTGATGTAAATCATCGACGCCATGACGAGGAGGTCAGGCAGATAAAGGCTGATGAACGTCGTCGTGTTCGAAGCGGAGAGGGTTGCCGGGCGCACCATGCCGACGATCTCAACCCGGTAGTTGGCGTCTGGAAACGGCCCAACAAGAAAAAGGTTGTCATTGAAGGGCGCGAAGTATTTCGGAAGCCCGGCGCTCGATGGCGACCCGTAAACAGCGTCAAGAAATTCCTTTGTTGTCGGCAAAAGAGGATTTCTTGTCCCGGCCTCCGGGTTTGTCACACCCGCTGGCGTGATGACGTTGATTTGCTCGCTGACGACAAACGTCCCTTGAGGGATCGAAATCTGCCGGTTTCCCGACGTAAGCGAATAGTTGGAGTTCGATTCAGACGCGAAAAGAAAATCCACATCTCTGCAGATGCGCAATTCTGCATAATCGATCATCATCGGCAGGATCGTCAGGAAGTTCGGGTCAGTCTCCCCGACGACCGCCAGCGTGGCAATCTGAGTCTTGTAGGTCGCGTACGTGAGGCCGGTGGGCATGCTTCTTCCCCCAAAACAGGCCTAATTTACACAATCAGCCCCGATCACACCATGCTTTTTGACGAGCGTTGTTGAGCTTGACGCCCTCAATGGTCTGAGGTGTGTCCTTCGACGACCAAGAGATAGGCTTCCAGACGAGACACTCAGTCCCGCCTGTGCCCGTCGTCATGGAGCAGCTCGCCGCGAGCAATCCGCTCACGCCCACGAGCGTCAGCTTCAAGAGACGCCCGCAAGCGTACGATGGCTTCATGATCCAGCTCCGCTTTTAATTCGGCAGCACCCTTGCGCTCCGCCAGCCAGATGACGCCAGCGAACACGCCAACAATGGCGAAAATGGCCCCACCGATGGCGATCGCCTCGATCATTTCACGGCCTTGCGCGATGCGTAGATGGTCCAGCCGGTCGTGCCGAGCGTCAGGATCGCGCCGGACAGGGCGGCCCAATTCTCCTCGCCGACGTAGCGGGTGGCGACGACCGCACCAATGACCTGAAGCGCGGTGCGGAACAGGCGTTCGAACATGTCTTTATCCATGACTTTCTCCTCACCAGTATTTCGGAAGGTCGCGGATGACGCCGCAACCGGACAGGGCAAACGCCAATAATAGAGCAAAAATCTTCATACGGGAAATCCTTGCTTCTTGGCCCACGGGATTGCGTCAAACGACGGACACGCCTTGTTGACCTTCGGGAAGTCCCGGTGGCCGCGCACCTTCGCTCCCGGATAGCGCACGCAAAGCTGCGTCAGCAGCGCGCACAGGGCGTTGAACTGCTCCTTCGTGAAGTTGTTCTCGGCTTTCGTGAAATCCTTCTGGTTGACGCCGCCAACCATGCAGACGCCGACGCTGGTGGCGTTGAACCCGGCAACATGCGCGCCAATGGCGTCGACCGGGCGGCCCTTTTCAACCTTGCCGTCGCGCCGGATGACGAAGTGGTAGCCGATGTCGGACCAGCCCTGCGCCTTGTGCCACTGTCGGATCTCTTTCACGCCGACATCCATCGCCGGTCGCGTTGCGCTGCAGTGAATGGCGATCCAGTTGGTGCTTTTGCGTGTGTCGGTCATGTCAATAATCCCACTCAATAACAAGCGCGCCGTTCGCGCCTGCGCCGCCAACAAAAGCATTTACACCGCCCGCCCCACCTGCTCCTACCGAATAGCTGATCGAATCGCCGGGGTTTAGGACACCTAATGCGTAAACCTTTTGAACGAAGCCCGCGCCGCCGCCGCCGTTCATGGAATACTCACCGCTGCCGGTTAAGCCCGTAGCTCCTGACCCGCCACCACCGTAAGAGTTGCCGGGAGTGCCGTTCTTTCTTCCCGCTGTGAGCGGAATAACAGCCGTAGCGCCGCCGCCGAAAGCTGTTCCGCCCGCAGCACCGCCTTGCCCTACGTTAACCGCCTGAAATGCGTTGATCCCGCCAGAGGAGCCCGTCGTGTTCACATCGCCGCCCGACGCCGTGCCGCCTGCTGCTTGTGCTGAAGTTGGAAGCGGAGGAGCGGCGGCCCCTCCGTTGGCGGTCAGCCCGCTGAATGTGGTGGCTGTCCCGGCCAAACCTACCGTCCCGTTTGATGCGTTAGCAAGAGATCCCGTTCCGCCGCCTCCGCCACCCCACCCCCGCACGCGCAAGTTCTCGGTAAAATACGGGACAATAAACGTACCCGCGCCCGGCGTTGTTATAATTTGCGAGCCGGGATTTCTTCCGCCAATAAAAATGAATGACGGCATCAGGCAAGCGTCCTTGTCAACTTGATTGTAAAAGACAAAAACAAGCACGAAGAGTTGGCTGATATTGTTAAAACGATGTCGTCGCCAGCAACCACAGTGTTTGTGCTGGAATGCGTCTGAGACTGCTCGCTGGTTGATATACTATTTGCCGTGCCGCCGAGAGCAGTCGTATTAATTTTGAAAGTTGCAGTGGCCGTTCCGCTAGTGCATCGCGTGGTTGTTTCGTTGATTGTGCATCCGTAAGGGATATTGATGACAAGACGATAATCTTGATTTGCCACCGACGGGATAAGTCCTGCGATAAAATCTATCTGCGAAAAGCTAGGAGCTGTCGCTGCAGTCGTTTGCACTGTGTCGTCAGGAAACTTAAAACCGCCCGATAAACTTTCAATTTGTCCATTCGCCGCGATTGGGCCATCAAATGTCAAAACTCCACCGACATCAGACACCCCCGCATTGACAAGCTTAAAGCCGACGCCATCGCCAACCAAAAGCTCGCCATTTGCAGGCTTGCGCCCGAACTTAAGGCCCGAACCCCAGATTGTGACGTTGTCGTCGGCCATTATTTGTCGGCCTTGTTGTCGAGGCGGTCAAATATTTTTCCCAGCATTTCCTTGATCTCTCTCAGCCCCTCCGCAAACTCGTCCTTGCGGACGTAATTGCTTGGCAGATTGACCTCGATCTTCTGGATGTC